AAAGAGATTACCTAACCCTGATGCAAAAGAGTGGGGAGTGTTAAACAATTATCAGATCGAAGATTTTGATTGGTCTTGGCATCATGACGAAACTGAAGATCCGTTTGTATACGTATTTGGTAACAAGTTCTATCCTGCTGAAGAAATGCCTACAGTAGAGTATCGCATTGCAGGCGCTACTGAGATTAAGTATGTACATGAGATTGTAGCACAACTTTCTGAAGATAAGTCAGGATGGGTTATTCCTACTAACTTAGACTTGAGAGATTTTGATTTTAGCTGGAAACCATCTCCGCTAGACGATCAACCATACATCTATCAGTTCGGCACTCAATGGCAAAAGACCGGCGGACCTAGCTATACAGTTGAAGGTGCGACTGAAGTAAAATACATAGAAAACCCAAAAGCACTGAGACGTCCATCACGTGTGAATTGGGATATTCCTGAAGGAATCGATGTTGACGATTTTGACTTCTCATGGCATCCCGATGAAACTGAACCTGTCGCATACATCTATCAGTTCGGCACTCAGTGGGCGCTGACCGGCGGCCCAAGATATGTCGTACCCGGAGCCAAAGAAGTCAAGTATGTAGAAGGCTTGAATGCTAAAGTGTTACCTAAGAAAGATAATTGGGAAATACCTAAAGATATCGATGAAGAAGCATTTGATTGGTCTTGGCATCCTTATGCTGAAGACGATCCGTTCATCTATCAGTTTGGTACACAATGGCAAAAGACAGGTGGTCCTCGTTATGTAGTGCCAGGTGCTAAACAGATCAAGTATATCGATACACGTATCTTAAAAGCAACTAAGCTACCGCGTACTACTGATCCGGCATGGAATGTTCTGAACGGTGCTGATATACAATCGTTTGATTTTTCATGGCACCCTGACGAAACAGAAGAACCATATATCTATGTGTTTGGTAACCAACACCATAGTGCTGAAGAATTTCCCACAATCGAATATAGAATGCCGGGTGCTACTGAAGTTAAGTATGTGGGAGACACCGTTGCTACTCTAGCACAAAGCAGAGATAACTGGAAATATTCTCCTACGTGTGATATCAATAGATTTGATTTTTCGTGGAGACCTTCTCCTCTTGCACCTCCTTATATCTATCAGTTTGGTACTATCGCTGATCAAGAAGACGGCCCGCAGTATATTGTGCCTGGTGCTACAGAGATCGCATATAGAAAACGCATCGAAAGACAAGACGATGACATTCATGTACCCCAATATTATATCGAAACTACGCTTCAAGATTTAGTACGAGCGCATCCTAATGAAGTATTCTGGGCTAAACGTAAAAATATCAACTACGAAGATTTTGATTTCAATTGGAGACCAAATATCGATGAAGCCAGATATGTTCAGGTATTTGGTAGCCCTGATTCAGAAGCAACACAAACATATTTCGTTAGTGCAAAGACGTATCTGAACGGTCACAGATCACTGAAATTTGTGAAAGACAGCAGTTATGGTGCCCTAGATGCGCTTGATGAAAAAACACTTGCTAAGTTATTCGTCAAGCCTGATATGTTCTATGTAGACAGAGGTAACAAAGAATCACAAGCAAGATTCGATGCTATCAAACAACGTTATCCTAACATTCAAAAGACACGATACTTGAATTCATGGGTAGACACTATCAGTCGTTGTATCAATCGTTCTACTACTGATCTATTATGGGTGTTAAACTCAGAATTAGACTACAGTGAGTTTGATTTTGAATACTATCCTAACCCGTGGCAGTTAAAGATGGTTACTATCTTTGGTACACAGTGGTCACACTGGGGTACTACGTATCTTGTCAACCGAGAAACGTTTGGAGAAGATACTAAGTACATCAAGATCATCGAACACTTAAGCAATCTAAACTTTGTCAAGCACATCAGAGCAAAAGCCACTGAGTGTGTATATGATATTGTTGTAGTAGATCATGGTAACAAAGAAACAGAAGCAGTTGTCAAGCAATTAGAAACGAAAGCGCCAAGACAAAACGTTTCTGTTATTAAACATTCTGGTGATTATGTACAAGATATGAAACAGATTGTTGACTCATTGCCTAAGAAAAAAGAACATTATATCTGGATCGTATCATCTATCTGTGATTATAGTGATTTTGATTTCTCGTATATCTGTGATCCGTTCGCACGTGATCAATTACATGTGTTCCCAAGCAACAAACAAAAGTTTGGTGATACGTTCTTTATGGATGTGAACAAGACACGTGAACTACTAGCAGACATGAATACGCTAGAAGATTATGAGAAAGTAAACTACAATCAAACTCTACGTGCAACACGTTTACGTCCGCCCGTGATCGTTGTAGAAGACGATACTCATGTAGAAGCAGTCAAAAAGATCGAAGACTTCCCATATGCTGTCTTAGTATCTGAGACAGATAAAGATATCACTGTAGTTGATGAAGAACCAATGGCACTCTGGACTCCAGAGTCTAAGAATATCATTGTTACTTCTACAGGTGGTACACGTATCATCGTACCTAAAGAAGCAAAAGAAATCAAGAGAGAACTCTACGAGTATCCTCATATCAAAACTGCTAACAGATTAGCATTGTCTAACCCAATGGACATCGTGTTTTTATCGAACGGAGAGACAGGCGCAGAAGAAAATTGGGAGCATCTGCAACGTGTAACTAAGGGACTGCCCAATCGTGTTGTTAGAGTTGATGGAGTCAATGGACGTGTTCAAGCATATCATGCGGCTGCTGAAGCATCTAACACACCTTGGGCATTCACTGTGTTTGCAAAACTAAAAGTGTCTCCTAAGTTTGATTGGAACTGGCAACCTGATCGTATGCAACAACCTAAACACTATATCTTCCAAGCAAAGAATCCTGTTAACGGGTTGATCTATGGTCACCAAGCAATGATCGCATATAACAAGAAACTTACCCTTGAGAATTACGGTTATGGACTAGACTTTACACTTGATGATGAACATGCTAGTATAGAGTTGTTATCAGGTACAGCAATGTACAACACTGATGCATTCTCTACTTGGCGTACTGCGTTCAGAGAAGTAATCAAGTTGCTATGTGACGATTCACCTATCAGTAAAGAAAGATTAGAAGTGTGGTTGAACAAAGCAGATCCTGATCAGCCTTTCTTCCAAGATTCAATCAAGGGTGCATTAGATGCTGAAGAATACTTCCAAGAAGTAGACGGGGACTTTGAGAAACTACGTTTAAGTTATGAATGGGAATGGCTCAAGCAACGTTACGAAGAGGTATCTTATTAATAATGCACAGATTACCTGAAAGTCCCTTAACATTTGAAAATGGACTCACTATAGAATATACTCCTCAAGATGATGGGGGAGGATCTATACAATACACTGATTTTCTTAATTATATAAAATCAACAGGTAAAACATACAAGCATTGCTTTGAGTGGTGCGCTGGTCACGGCGCAATAGGTTATAGTTTGTTGGACGCCGGCATATGCGAATCAGTAACTTTTATGGACATTTATGAACCGGCATTAGTAAACATTTTACGCAATGCCGCTGTTAACAATGTTGCAGATAAAGTAACTGTCTATCATTTAGACTCTGTAGGAAAGTTACCTAAGGATTTAAAATTTGATTTAGTTGTGGGTAATCCACCGCATAGTTTTGCTAAGGTTGATTTTGAGGGAGAATGGTATAGAAAAATAGTAGATGAAGATTGGAAAATACATAGAGAATTTTTTATGAATATTAATGATTATCTGGAACTAAACAGTGACATAATCCTTTCTGAAACATGCTCAACGCACTATCCAAATGATTTATCTATAATTGCAGAAAGTTGTGGCTTAAAATTTGTTGGTATAAACGATGCTCCTTCTTTAATGAGTGATCAAGGTGTGTCACACGGCTCACTGCATTGTTACAAAAATTAATTTGCCCAAAATCTTTGCTATTATCCTGTCAGTATATTAAACTAAATAATAGTATATAAAAGGAGTAATGTTATGAAGAAAATGTTATTAGCAATTATGGCAACTGCGTTTTTGTCTACTCCAGCACTTGCTGACCATTCAAGAGCTACCGTTACAGTATATCCAACTGGTAATTATGGATATGAGAACGGCGTACTTGTAAAGTATAACCCTAGATTTCGCCCTGCTCCAGTAGTAGTGCATATCAACAACAATAATCCGTATCATCATTATAACAACAGATATATCGATACTAGAATTCAGTATCAATATCCCAATCATCACAATCGTCATCACCGTAAAGACAGCGATGCTGAGAAAGTGATTAAGGGTGTGATCGCAGGCGCACTGATCTACGACATTATCAAAGACTAATGAATGAAAGATGTTTATGTAGTTACATTTCACGCCGGTACAGGTGGAACGTTTCTAAGCACACTTTTATACAGTTGGTTATCTGATACTGACTTATCAAGTAAACCCTTTAGAGAGGATGTGTATGCATCCTCTCACCATTTAGAAGATATAGTAGAAAGCAATCATTCTCAGATAATGGTACCGGGCGTCAATTATCGTGGTAAGCCATGTATGATTCATAGTTCACAGACTCAAGCATTATTATTTGTAGACCCCATAGATAAAAATAAGCCCTTCGTTATAAGACAACACTTTCCTATTGATTTAGATATCATCAATGATAAGTATCCTGATTATTTAAACTTTAACATATATTTTACTCCAGACGATATAGAAGTTGTATGTGCTAATATGTTTCTAAAGAATATTGTTAATACATATGATCCTGATCTTAAGCAAAACAATTGGTCTTATATTTCTATAGGACATTCAGACCCTAGAAACTTGACGATAAAGGAAAGAGAGTTTTATATCAAGCGATTAGCTAGACATCTCCATAATACTCAAGAAACTGGTCATCACGCTAACTTTATTAAGCCTTGTACATTAAACCAGACAATAAACATATCGTTCGCTCAACTTATGACACAGCCTGAAAAAGTTTTGAATATTTTAGAAAAAGGTCTTGACATTCCGCCCCCGGATCATGTACACTTACTGTATCAGAATTACTTGAATGCTAACTTATTGATGCTAAACAAGTTTTGTCCCTGGATAGACTATTTTACCCAAAATACTTGAAAAATAGCCTAAAAAGTATCATATTATGTACATGGGGATAAATACTTCTCTCTAAGTGACTGATTCTACAGTCCCTTGTAAAAAGGGTAAAGTTTTTTCTCTAAAAGGCTTGACATCGGTGAAGAATCGTGTATAATAGTATACAGTTAAACAAAAAAGGAAAGCAAATTCGATGATCTATCATCATACTTCTATATCACAGACAAGACCAACAGGGTATAATCGCCCCATGGCGTCTGGCTGCGTGTGGAGTTTTGATGCCAAAGAGATTAAGAATGCTTCCTGTAGGAGCATTATGTAAGAGCAGAAACCTTACATAGACTTACAGGAAGCGGCTCAAAAAGCCGCTTTTTTATTGCCTGTTAAACAGGACAGATACCCGGATCTGAGAGCGCGGGGAACAGTGGAGGGAACAAGCCTCTTGTGGCGGATACCGATACTGTTCTTTAGAAAGATCATTCGCTGAGTGGTTTTTCTAAAGCACATTCAATCCCCTGCGGGTTGAGTGTGTTTACAAATTTCCGGGTGCATAGCTCAGTAGGTAGAGCAAGTGGCTTTTAACCATTTGGTCGGGGGTTCGAATCCCTCTGCACCCACCAATTATTGGCATGTAGCTCAGAGGTAGAGCCGGTGACTGTTAATCACCTGGTCGTAGGTTCGATCCCTACCATGCCAGCCAAACAATGCTCCCTTCGTCTAGTGGTTAGGACACAAGGTTTTCATCCTTGTAACAGGAGTTCGATCCTCCTAGGGAGTACCAATTTGCCTCGGTGACGGAATTGGCATACGTACTGGTCTTAGAAACCAGGTTTTGGGAGTTCAAGTCTCCCCCGAGGCACCAATTAGGAAGTGTGGATGAGAGGCTTAAATCAGCGGTTTGCTAAACCGTCGCACGTAGAAATATGTGCCGCAGGTTCGAATCCTGCCACTTCCGCCAAACAGTTTTTTGGTCTGTTAGTTCATCGGTTAGAATAATGGCCTGTCACGCCATAGAGACGAGTTCGATTCTCGTACAGACCGCCAATCATGCCCACATAGCTCAGTTGGATAGAGTATCTGGCTACGAACCAGAAGGTCGGGAGTTCGACTCTCTCTGTGGGCACCAATTTGCGGGGTTCGTAAAATGGTATTACCCTAGCCTTCCAAGCTAGAGTCACGGGTTCGATTCCCGTACCCCGCTCCAAGTTTTTGGGCCTATAGCTCAGTTGGGAGAGCGCCTCGCTTGCACCGAGGAGGTCGCAGGTTCGACTCCTGTTAGGTCCACCAAATATCTCGGATTAGCGCAGTCTGGTAGCGCATCTGCTTTGGGAGCAGAGGGTCGGGGGTTCGAATCCCTCATCCGAGACCAATTATGGGTCAGTGGTGTTAATGGTAGCACGGGAGTCTCCAAAACTTTTAGTCAGGGTTCGAATCCTTGCTGGCCTGCCAAATACTTAGAGGAGAACGTCATGTTCAAAGAAGTGCAGTTAGTAAATGCTCTTAAAGGAAATGTAAACTGCCTATCTGAACTTGCTGGGCGCCATTTCTGCAAAGTAGAAAATCTCGGTGATTACGAACTACGTTTTTACTTAACTGAAAACAACTATGTTCGTATGCACCACGAACAAGATTGCTGTGAAAGTGTATACATCGAAGATATATGCGGTGATCTTGAAGATTTAGTAAACGCAAGAATTGTGTATTTTGAGGAAGTTTCTTCTGAAGATGCTCAACCTCTTAGCGATTGGGAAGACTCGTATACTTGGACTTTTTATAGAATTCAAACGCTGAAAGGTTCTGTAGATATACGTTGGTACGGAACAAGCAACGGCTACTACTCAGAGAGTGTAGACATCGATTTTGTTGTGGAGTAAATCATGAAACATAATTTTGTTGCAAAAAATGCACACAAGTACAACACTGCAAAGGTGTTCGTCAATCGCAAAGCGAAAGCCAAGAACGGTTATCGCAAGCACAAACATAGCCTACCTGACGAGTCCTATCGGGGACGAAACGTCACGCAATGTGACGTTGTAGGAGCGGTGAAGTTGGAGAGTCACACCAGACTGTAAATCTGACGCCTTATGGCTTAGTGGGTTCGAATCCCATCTCCTGCACCAAAACACATTTATGCCCCCTTAGCTCAGTGGATTTAGAGCATAACGCTACGGACGTTAGGGTCGGGAGTTCGAATCTCTCAGGGGGTGCCAAACATTTATCGCGGAGTGGACTGGAGTTGGTTCCAGCTTGGTCTCATAAGCCAAATGACGTGGGTTCGAATCCCTCCTCCGCTACCAAACATAAGTAATATAATGATGATCAAAAATTTTTTATCTAATGACTGTGTTTCTGACTTATTAGACAAGTTGTCTACAGAGACATGGTCTGATAAAGACGCATATATACCTCTTAAGATCACTAGAAAGATCGACATGTATCCTTTACTGAAAAAGGAATTGTTGGATCAAGTGGGTGTAGATATATTTAAAGAGGATAATATATATTTTTCAAAGTACCTTCCCGGAGCAAGTTGCAACATGCATCCTGATCCTTGTAAATATACAGTAGTAGTGTTATTACAAGATTGTTTGGATGGCGGCGACTTTATGTTAAAAAATCGAGTAGTAAATTTATCACCCGGTGATGCTATTTTGTTCAGAGGTAACACAAGTCATTCTGTTACTAAAGTTGTATCTGGAACTAGAATAGCACTAGCACTGTGGTTAAATTCGGTATCAGAACAATATCAGATTTAATGGTGGCTGTAGCTCAGAGGCAGAGCTCCTGGTTGTGGTCCGGGCGGTCGAGATTTCGAAATTCTCCAGTCACCCCAAATATAGTCCGTTAGCTCAGTTGGGAGAGCGTCTGCTTTACACGCAGAATGTCGGCGGTTCGAACCCGTCACGGACTACCAAATTGCGGGATTAGCTCAGTTGGTAGAGCGATACCTTGCCAAGGTATAGGTCGTCGGTTCGAACCCGATATCCCGCTCCAGAACGTTCCGTCTAATCAACGGATAGTGTGACCCGCACGATGAGAAGGTGTGTGATAGCACAGGGTGGTTCCAGTCATACCGAACTGGCGCTGGCAATGCGACAATCCTCTTTGGTCGAGAAGCGGGTGGAAGGCATGCGTGATGGCAGCAATGCTTGATGTGCTATAATTACCGCCGCAGAGAGGAAGCACCAATCGTGTGTGAGTGGCGGAATGGCTACGCAACAGATTGCAAATCTGGTACATGCAGGTTCGAGTCCTGTCTCACACTCCAAAGTTTTTGGTAATGTAGCTCAGTTGGTAGAGCAGTGGTCTCATACGCCATTTGTCGGTAGTTCGATTCTACCCATTACCACCAAGTTTAAGGAAGAGTGGCAGAGTGGTTTAATGCACCGGTCTTGAAAACCGACGAGGGTGAAAATCCTCCGTGAGTTCGAATCTCACCTCTTCCGCCAATTAATTGGGGTATCGCCAAGCGGTAAGGCATCGGGTTTTGATCCCGACATTCGGTGGTTCGAATCCATCTACCCCAGCCAATTATAGGCCTGTAGCTCAGTTGGTTAGAGCGCACCCCTGATAAGGGTGAGGTCGGCAGTTCGAATCTGCCCTGGCCTACCAATTATCTCCGTGTAGCGCAACCGGATAGCGCAACAGCCTTCTAAGCTGTGGGTTGTAGGTTCAAGTCCTACCGCGGAGGCCAAAAAGTTTCGGGCCTATAGCTCAGTTGGTTAGAGCCGCGCCCTCATAAGGCGTTGGTCCTTGGTTCGAATCCAAGTGGGCCCACCAATAAATAGTAATATCATAGAGCGGATATCAATCATGAAAATCTTGAAGGAACTAAACCTAAACGAAGTAAAAGAATTTATCGACAAACAATCACCTCAAACTAAGATATATCTCGGGTGCGATTCCGAAAGATTCAAATTGTATGATGAATGGTACGCTGATTACACTATTGCTATCTGCGTACACATTGATGGTAGACATGGTTGTAGAGTGTTTGGTGAAGTAACTAGAGAAAGAGACTATGACCAACGTAAAGACCGTCCGTCATTAAGATTGATGAACGAAGTGTACAAAGTGGCAGAAGTGTTCGCTAAACTAAAAGAAGTGATCGCTGACCGCCAGATAGAAGTTCACTTAGATATCAATCCTGATAAGATTTATGGATCATCTTGTGTAGTACAGCAAGCAGTTGGATACATCCGCGGTACTTGCAACGTGATTCCTTTTGTAAAACCTGATGCTTTTGCGGCTTCAATTGCGGCTGATAGGGGCATGAGTTTGTTACAACAACAAGGATAGTACGATATTCGTTGAAGCATGTAATAGGAAGTTTGGACGGCGGTTCGATTCCGCCCAGCTCCACCAATAGTACATTTACTGTACTATATCATACACTAAGTGTATTATTGATGGGGCTGACCAGGGTTCGACAGGCGACTGAAGGCATGTGGAGAATCAGTCAAAGCAGAAGACTGTGAGGGTTGGGGATTCCCGGCCGAAGAAGCAAAAAATATAATTGCAAACGACAATTATTACACTGAGGAACTTCGCCTAGCGGCGTAAACTCACGGGGCTGGTCACCTTGTAATCAAACGACTAAGGAAGGGACTTCGGTCCCTTCCTTTTTGCCTGCGATAAATACAACTATGAATATTACTGAACTCGACAAATTTAAACTTGAAGACGCGGTTAAAATTGCTGTATTAAATGAAATATTAAAAAAATAAAGGGTATTTAAAATGAAAAAATATGTATTTGTACCAGTAGTACTGGTAGTAAGTTTACTTGCAATTGCAGGTTGTCAAACGCAAAAAACGCAAGTTAACAGCGATCCAGTGACATTAGGATTGCAAGTCACTAATAAAGGTGATCAAGCATTCAAATGTAATCAAACATTTGCAGTAGACAAGAAAGATGTTACCACTGTTGTTGGTGTAGGAGAAACTGTAAATTTGCAGTCTAACACACATGCTCCTTCAGGCTCAATTTTTACGTGTTATATTACTCCACCTACATCAGTAAAACAACCTGATCCAGCCAACGGTAATTTTGCAATGTCATATGGTTATTGGAGTAACTCAGCACACGTAACGTGTGACAACAATTGCAACAGAGGTTATCCTACTGAATCTGTACACTACACAGGTAACAATTGGAAATATACAGCAACTTTTGCTAAACCAGAATCAGAACCTTACAACTCAGTAGTGATTACAACAGGACCCAAAGACTGGACTGACGAATAAAATTTATGGGGTACGGCCTCCTTTTCTGCATTTAAAACAATAGAGAATAAATACTATTATGCAGATTACCGAACTCGACAAATTTAAACTTGAAGACGCGGTTAAGTTTCACGATGAACTTAATCCCTTATTGTTCCATGGCACTAAGTTAAAGCCTGTTATCAAACATCAGTTACAAGAGATTGCCAAAGATTTTATAGAATTCATGGGTATTCCAAAATTAGCAATCGAAGATGTGATCATCACAGGTTCTAATGTTGCGTACACATACACTCCCCACTCAGATATCGATCTTCACCTTCTAGTTGATTTCAGTAAACTACCCGATAACGAAGTCTATCAAGAATTGTTTAACGCTAAAAAGAGCCTATACAATAACACTTATGATATCACAGTCAGAGATATCCCTGTAGAACTTTACGTACAAGATACAGCACAGCCACACGTTAGTCTAGGTGAGTATAGTCTAGTAAAGGACAAGCTAACACGTATTCCAACAAAGAAACGTGCAAACTTAGATCAAGTTGCAACAGCCGCAAAGTTTGAGAAACTAGAAGAACTGTGCATAGAAGCATTGAAATCTAATAGCTTACCAAAAGTTCAAAGAGTGCTGGACGTGATCAAAAGATATAGACAAGCTGGCTTAGACAAGCACGGTGAGTTTGGTCCTGAGAACCTAGCATTCAAAGCGATACGTAGCAAAGGTTATTTCCAAAAATTACATGACCACAAGAACGCATTAAAGTCCGAGCAACTTTCCATCGAAGAAATGATGAAGCGTAAACGATTTGAAGAATCAGTAGGCATCGAAAAGATCCTAAACAAACCCACGCCTACTGTAGACGACCTAGTTAAGAAATATAATGTTACTAGACAAGAAGTGTTGAAACAGTTAGACGCAGGTATCAAAATAGAAAAAGAACACACTAGTGACCGTGAAGTTGCAAAGCAAATCGCATTAGATCATCTAGGAGAGAAACTTGAGTATTATGAGTTGCTATCAAAATTTGATGAATCTATAATGAGATATGGTCCAGAAAAGTTTGATCAATATGGAATGCCTGATTATAGTTTGTACCTGAACCTGATTGATAAATTAGCAAAGAAAGGGTACAAACGTACAGACATTCTTAAATTCTTAATGTCTAAGTTCGATGAAGTTGATTCACGTGATGCCAGAGAACTTATGATTAGATATCAAATTATGAATCCTAGAACTGCTTGGATCAAAGAGGGAGCATCAGGTTATATACCCTCAGAGAAAGAAAAGAATGATCCAAGATTCAAGATGGCTCTCACGGTAGATATCAAACCCGATACTATGCAAAAGAATGCAAAGAAGCTGGGTTGGAACATCAAGCGTGACGGCAGACCTCCCCTTCTTAGAAAATAATGCTTGACTTTTACCCAATGAGGCATTATCATTATGGGTATGAGTGAGACAAAGTTTACAAATGCTATCGAAGCTAGAGCATATCTAGACCAAGTTTATCGACAGATCAAGGACCTTCCCTTCAATGCTGATATCCGTAGACTTTGGGACAACTGCTCAAAGCAAGTAGAAGTCTTGTCTACTATGGAAGTTTCTGCTAGACGCACAGGTAAAGACCATAAAGTGCGTGAGTATCTAGCAGATATGCACAAAAACATCGAAAACGTGGAAAAATGGGTAATTATGCTCAAATTGATGGCTTGAGCGTTCGTAAGTCATTGATTTTAAATGGACAAAAAGTTGAAAAAAATGCTAAAAAAGGCTTGACATTACCCCTCGATTCCACTATACTTAGTCTTGTAAGTTAAACAAACGGAGTGAAATAAATGTCTCAATTTTCTGATACTCTGACAGTTACAACTGTCCAAGCACGGAAAGCAATCAGCACTGCTTTCCAAATCAAGCGTCCTATCTTTATCTGGGGTCCTCCCGGTGTTGGTAAGTCTGAAGTTGTTCAGGACATCACTAATGAAATGAACGGTTTCATGATTGATCTGCGTATGGCGCAGATGGAGCCAACTGATATTCGTGGTATCCCTTTCTATAACAAAGATTCTGGCAAGATGGATTGGGCTCCCCCAGTCGATCTTCCTGATGAAGAACTTGCTAGCCAGTACCCAATCGTGGTATTGTTCCTCGATGAAATGAACTCTGCGGCTCCTGCTGTACAGGCTGCGGGCTATCAGTTGATTCTCAATCGCAGGATTGGCAAGTACAAACTGCCTGATAACGTTGTTATCGTTGCGGCAGGTAACCGCGACAGCGACAAGGGTGTTACTTATCGTATGCCCATGCCACTCGCTAATCGTTTCTTGCATATCGAGGTTCGTCCTGACTTTACGTCTTGGCAAGACTGGGCAGTAAACAAAGGCATCCACAAGGATGTTGTTGGTTACTTGGCTTTCTCTAAGCAGGACTTGTACGATTTCGATAGCAAGTCTAGTTCACGTGCGTTTGCTACTCCACGTAGCTGGTCGTTTGTGAGCGAACTGCTTGATATCGAAGAAGACCACGATACCCTTCACAACCTTATCTCAGGTACTGTTGGTGAAGGTTTGTCTACTAAGTTTCTAGCACACCGCAAGGTAGCAAGCAAACTACCCAACCCTACTGATGTTCTTTCAGGTAAGGTGACTGAATTGCAAGTCAAAGAGATCAGTGCTATGTATTCACTCACTGTCTCTATGTGCTATGAACTCAAGGATGCCCTTGAAGTTGACAAGGTAGACAGCAAGAAGTTCCACGAACTGTGCGACAACTTCTTTAAATTCATGATGGACAACTTTGAAACTGAGTTGGTTGTCATGGGTGCAAAGATCGCACTGAAAACTTACTCGCTTCCGATTGAACCCACACAGTTGAAGAACTTCAACGATTTCTATCAGAAGTACGGTAAGTACATCGTTCAGACTCCTAAGTGAGTCTAACCGGGAGGGCGGGGTCCGAGACATACCTCGCTCTCCCTTCTTTTAAGGCTTGACATTTGTCTCCAAAGGCAGTATAATTAGTATATTAAATCGCAATAGAGGTTCATATGTCTACTATCACTGACAGCATCGACGGTAAAGCAAACGAGTCTAAATTCGCTCACCTTGTTGGTCCTACTGATCCTAAGGTAGATCATGAAGCACGTGAGCGTTTGATCACTGCCCGTATTGCTCTATTGATGAACCATTCGTTTTTTGGTAATCTCGCTACTCGTCTCAAGCTGGTAAATGCTGACGAGTGGTGCCCAACTGCCGCTACTGAAGGCAAGCATTTCTACTACAATTCACGTTTCATCATGATGCTGAAGCCCGGCGAAGTGATCTTTCTGGTCGCTCATGAGGTGCTTCACGTTGTTTACGATCACATGGGTCGCCGTGATGATCGTGATCCTAAACTTTGGAACATTGCAGATGACTACTGCGTCAACGCTGACCTCAAGAAACATAAAGTAGGTGACTTTATCACTACTGTTCCCTGCTTGTATGATCCTAAGTATGCAGACAAGCCTGCTGAAGAAGTGTACGATATCCTGTATGAGAATGCAGAAAAGATCGATATCAATGACTTGATCCAGCAATTGCTTGACGAACACCTTGATGATGATGAAGATGGTGAAGGTGACGGTGATGCTGACGGTGAGGGCGATGGTAATAGCAAGCGTCCCAAACTGAGCAAAGAGGAGCGTGAGCAAC